GTTTCAACAACCCCCTGGTTACAGGCCCCCAGTTAACGTACTGGTCCTGACTAGACGGGTAGTTAAGCTACCAACTCTGGATCACGATGGGGCCCCCTCTCCAGTTCTTTTGAACTCGAAGAGATGAGCACCACCTCGTCGGAACCACCGACGGTTCCATCTCTCACTCCTTGAAGGAGGAAGGAAAGAGTACCGTACCGAGGTTTCTTGAAAAGGTGCTCGTAGAATAAGTACGAGTCCCCAACAAGAGCCTCAGCTTGGTTCCATTTCCGGAATCTTCCAAGAGAGTGATTGATGGTCTTGATCCACTGTTTCCCCTTCTTGGCTTCGCCGAAGAATGGGAGATTTGGAATCGAGACACCTGCGAACTCCGCCACAACCGTGGCCAGTTCCAGGAGAGGACCATAGATGGTCTCCGGGGGAACGGCGGGCTTGGCACCAGGGATCTTCATCTTCTCATCAATGTATGATCTGTGACTATTGTAGTCCAGATTGTAGTTGAGAGATTTTGAAAGATCTATTTTCACTGCTTTTGGCAATGACAATACCTCGACCCAGAGTTGAATCCACTCTCCGAGTGTGTTCAAACTGAAGTCGGGGCCGAGCACCAAGTCTCGTTCGAACGTCCGGGTCGACAACGGAGGAAGCCGTTTAGCCATATCGTCCGCTCTGTCCCAAAGCTTCATCAAGTCAGCAAACAACCTTCTGTTTGTCAGCCAGACTGACAACCGGAAGTATTGCCACATGACTGGGCTAAGGGGCGGAGCGAAGGACAGTGCCACCTCAGCATTTCGATGAGCTATTACTAGCTCGTCAATAATGTTGAGGGAAGCATTTATGACTTTACGGGCGCAGTCAGGCACTCTTGGTAGCTGGCCAATCTGGCCGGCGATCCAATTTGCTAGAGGGACGTTCTGACCCAAAGGTTGCCGCATGGCGTGTTCCAGTTTGAGTCCGCAAAGCGGATCCGAACTAGGCATTTCATAGTGCATCCAATGGCACAGAGCTTCCCCCTCGACTCTGCGTCTTATCTCTTCGAACACCTTCTCACGAAGATGCTCTATCAAGCGCCGACTTAGATTCCGGGCTTGTTTTGTATCAACCATGATATTCCGAATAATCGGAATGTCCTTATCTGGAATAACGTTAGTTACCCATTTAAGAACGGAAGATATCCCCAACACCTCTCGTTCAGACTTCGTCTGAAGAGGGTTGAGGAGACAATACCGAACAAGTCTAAGAATCGACGATGGTCGACGCCCAGACATCTCCGGAGAGAGAACTGTCCACTGTGCTGAAGTGACGGCCCTACGAAGTAAGGCCGAAACCTCTGTCGATGGTTTCCCAAGTCGTCGGAGTATCCGTTTGGCGAATTCAAGTCTTTGCGTCCATGTTGAACATGCTAGTTCTTCACGAAACGACAAAGGCGAGATATCACCAGCGGGAATATACCGTCGGTTCGCAAATTCAAAACAGTTCTTTAAGGACTGTAATGACTTCGCTAAACCGATGGTAATCGAGAAATCGGCACACACCTCCTTATAGGCTGTAGAAACAGCTTCTAGAGAGGCAATGTCGACATCATCTCCTAAGACAAGATAATCCTTGTACCACTCCACCCGCGATGTTGCTCGAAAATGAGCAAACTGCACGAGTGAATGGTGCACCAAGGCCATTGACGCCCAGGAAGACAGAGCTCCCATCGGCTGTCCAGTTCTGTACCGGACAGTTTGTGGTATGTCTTGACCCTCCTTCACTGGAAGGTGAAAGTCGCGGTCTGTGAGAATTGCGGCCCACCGGTCCACTCGCTCCCTGACAACGTCAGGACTCTCTCCTTCGACTCGAAGAAGAGGGTATAGCACTGCTTTATACAGTGCAAGAGGGATTGAATCGGTTGCTGTCTTGAGGTCGAAACTCCAATGGGGGCTTAAGCCCCTCTCGAAGTATGCCTGAGTGACTCCATCCTGATCGAAAGTAGCGTCGTTTCCGACGATACTCTTGAGAAGGGTAAAGAGAAAATCATGCACCGGCTTCAAGGCAACTTGGGTCCAATAATCACAGATTGCCACGACTCGAACCTTTCCAGCTGGCTCATCTATTGTATGTAGACGGCTGAGGATCGGAGCGCCATTCAATCCAAATTGAGGTGACACTCGGGTCGCCATGAGGAGTCCGTTGGCCGTTAGGCCTCCAGACTCAGGTACCAACGGCCCGAAGGGCCGACCAGTACTTCCCTCATCATGAAAGCCTTCTCTGTAAGCGAATCCCGGCGTCGCCGGATGTTCGAGACAGAGGGCATTCATGGTTTGGACACATGACGAATCTTTGTGCATCTCAAACCACTTGAGAACATGGTTCTCAGGTGAGGCCGCCCATGCTTGTGCATCTAAAATCGCACCAGCAATGGAAGGCCCGGAAAGATTAGCACCTGCCGATCGAATCAGCATGCCAAAGGCTGACTCATACTTAAAGTCAGGCAGCTTGCCCGACTCGAAGTGTGTGGAGAGTAGTTTCGGAAAAACTTCTGAAACAAACTTCTCGTATTCGACCCAAGTTTGGTTCCCCTCCAATACTGGATGAGGAGCAGTGATTGACGCTGTACTAAACTCTGGATGCTTAGCATCCATTGCTCGGTACAAGTTCAGAATCGAAGCAATAACCCGTATTACGGGGAGATTGCCAGACCTGATCATGTTTCTCAAAGCCCTTGGCCAGTACGAAGGAAGACCATTCGTAAGTCGAATACCCCAACCTAAGGCAACGCTACATTTAATAGGGTTGCCAGACAGAAATGAATAGAGGACGAATAAAGCAGTTTTCAAGTGCATTATTGCGCCCATCTGTCCATTATGCTGAAGGAGCATCGAAAGATGTCGGGCCACGTGGTGGAGCAATTCGTGGAAACCTCCCGAATTCTTCACTCCCGTGTAGTGCAGGAGCTCACGCCCCCACAACATCACGGTCCGTACGATCGTTTTAGGATCCTCGGAGACCATAGTAGAGCCCTTGACAGTAGGAACTGCTTTCCGGACTTTCGATCGAAAGTCTAAGAAAGTTTTCCAACTAGCTCGGGACGACCGTGACCACTTCGACTCAAATCCCACCGGAAGGGGGGAATTTTGAGAAGAAGTCTTACTCTTGTCGGAGACGGGAGTAAGTCCAACAGGATACGGACGAGATACGGACGGAGTGGCTATGACCATCAGTGGCAAATCGTTAGAAACGCAGGTTCTACCTAGTGATAGGTAGTCTGCCTGGTTCAAGTAAAGTAGACTTACAGGACTAAAGGGGTCCACGACCACGTATGGCCGTGTCTTCCAGAGGTCCCAGTCTACTAGAACAAGCCAGTGCGCAACTGTTCTTAGAACAGGGCGAATCGCTAAGATTTGCTCCCGCGTCATTTCGGTTCCACTGATAAGGAACTTATCCTGTTGAAGGATACAGGATGATGAAAAGGTACGAGTAAGTATAAGCATAGTTGAATTAGTTTAACTGTGTTTAGAAAGCTCTCTACCTGCCTTTCCCGATTCATAAGATTCCGAGTCGGGTGGCCAGGTCGTGAATAGCTCGAGTAGCTTATCATGATTTGCGTCACCCGGGGTACTAGTCGATGACTGGTAGATCCCGAACGACTCCTTCTATGATACTCCTTCTGGTTGAAGTCTTGTCACATTGTCGGTCGGAAAGGGGTTCCGTTCTACGACGGGTAGATCTTTCAGTTGGTGTGGGACAGTCTGTCCTACCCATATGTTACTCTATCCAGAGTAGGTGCCTCCCCCGGCCGCCGGCCAACGTCGACTCAATTGAGTCCTCGGTCAACCGGACCCGTAAGGAGGCCCTATGTCTAGAACGTTTTCGGCATTACACCGAATAACCTTTCTTGAGCTAGTATGGGAAGTAAGAATGGCCCAGGGACCGGGACCTTGAGAACAACAACCGATCTTTGCAAAGATCTAGTTGGAACTTGTGTCCCCCTTCCGAAGCTACCTTTTAATGTGCCTGTTCTTTCTGTTAGAGAGAACGACCCATTACTGGGCAGTAGAAAGCCTTCTTGCGAAGACATAGACTGCAACAGACGAGATTCGTCCACGGTAATCCGATGGCCGTGGAACCATACCAGAGGACAGCACCGCTCTTGCGCGGTTAAGCACAAGAAACGATGGTAGGCTGGGTTAACGCCGTTCCCCTCGAAAGAGG